TCGAGCGCCTTTACTGAGGCGATGAAATTAGGGTATGGAAGAAAGGTGTTCACGCATGCACCGTACACGGGCACACGGATATTTGCAAGTGCTACCTTTCTTTTCCGTAGTCCCGCATTTTAGGACTGTCTTCCATCAGCTTTACGAACGACTTCATCTCTCTCACTCTGCCAAAGCCTGTTATCGACGCGAAGGCTGTGACACCTATGCAGATGGCGTCGATGATGTTGTCGTCCTTCACATCGCCGACATCGCTAACAAACATCGGATGGTCGTGCAAGGACTTGACAAGCGTACTCACGTAGCTCTTGTCCTTCTTCAACGACCCGTTACCTGATATGAACTTCTTCCAGGTTCCTGGCGCAACCATCGCATACTTACCTTTGTCCAGGTAGTCGTCCTCGTATGCTAGGAGGTCTATGAGGGCAGTGAGATGCTGTAGCGCAGCGGCAGCGCCAAACTGCCGCATATGGTGCATCTCTCGGGCCAGATAATCAGGCTTTTCGCTCCTACTGATGAGGCTTATCATCCAGTTACGGTGCGAGACGACACGATGGATACCTGTCGACTTGGGACGGTGCGTCCACTGCTCAACCAACTCCAACCTGCCAGGGCTGCACTCCCTTAGCAATACCGCGCCAGACGCAGTCAAGCTCTGGTCGACACTCAGGATGGTTGTCTGCAAGACTCGATAATTTCTAAGCCTCTCTTGAGGACATCATCGCTGATGTCTCCATATTCCTTACTGGACATGAAGCGTTTGAAATTATCAGTCAAAGAGTTGTCCAGCTTTATGTGGACATCCCTTATATTCGATCCACGGTCGACATTCAGATTGATAGCAGTCACGTTCTGAGCACCTGCGCTAGCCAGACGATCTCTAAGGCCAGCTTCATCGAATGACTTAGCTTGGTCGGCATCTACTGCTATGTTGATCTTGACTACTGCACCATCAACATCGCTAAGATCGACATCGTCGATACTGCATGTGCTGTCCAAGTCGATCTGGACAAACTTGCGAATACTCAGGGGCTCCGACTCATACTCGCCTGTGTCTGTGTCGAGTATGACGACACGCTTCTCGTCTTTCCGCTCGTTGAAGTCCACGCACTGCGGACTACCAGGGTAGATGGCTAGCGGCTGTGTCGAGAGAGTCTGTGGCTTGTGGAAGTGTCCCGCCAGAATGTAGTCAACAGGCAGGCTGGAGAACCTAGTTACGTTGTCATCCTTGATCTCGAACGGCTCCGCTCCAACTACAGCACCTTCGAGGTGACTGTGACATACGACAGCCACCTTCTCATCTCCACCTGATACGCGACGACGCCACTCGGGCTCTACCCCACGGTAGGGGAAATAGCAAACGATCAGTCCTTTATCGTCGAAGTGCTCCCACGATGTCTCATCGTAGATACGCACACAACTATCTTCCGGCAATACATCCATGAACAACTTCAATGCATGGCTAGCGCCTAGCTTGGAATTGTAGTCATGGTTCCCGATGATGAAGCGGGACTGGATCTTCTCGCGTTGCAGCCTGCTGAGTAGACGCCAGAATATACGCTGATCTTCTGGCGTCGGACGGTTGGTGTGGAAGATATCACCTGCACACACGAACAGGTCCACACGCCGTTCTAAGGCGATGTCGACCATCTGCGACAAGGTGGCCTCCAGGTCGACAAGGCGGCTATTACGGCCATCCTCATCGACTACACCGTGGTGCGTAACGCCGATATGCCAATCGGCTGTCAGCAGTATACGCACGCTATGCCTTCTTTAGCTCAACCTGCGTCGACAGTTCGCCCAGACGACGGATAAGCTCCTCACGGAACTCCTCGTTCTCGCGCAACTCATCCTCGAACTTGGGCAAACCCTGAAACGACAGGTCGTCCACCTTTATCCAGGCACCCTTCTTCGACACCACACCCTTAGATATGAGTGTCTCTGCCAGCGCTGCATATTGGTTGATGCCCTCAGGTCCGATAATGAACTCAGCCTTGCGCCCAAAGATGGGGAACAACTTGCTCTTAATCGGCAGCATGTGCGTGCGGATACCTGCCCTCTCTCCCCCACGCTCATACCATCCGATCCTAGCCACCTTCAGGCGCAAGGATGAGAAGAACTTAACAGCACGACCGCCCGGTGTAGTCGTAGGCGACCCATAGGTGACGCCGATCTTGTCTCGCTCCTGGTTGATGAACACCACCGTGACACCAGCCTTACCCGCCTTGTTGACGAGCGGAGGCAGAAGCTGCGACAGCATACGAGCCTGACTACCTAGTGCTACCGTAGCATCGAAACCGTCTTTCTCGTAGGTCTCAAAAGCCTGCTTAGGCACCAACGCAGGAATGCTGTCGATAACTATGAGAGACTTGATGCCGTCGCCATGCTTTTGCCTAGCGGCTTCGGTCGCCTCGCAGATAGCGCGGGCCGTCTCCAACGCCTGCTCTCCGTAATCAGGCTGGCTGAACATAAGCTTGTCCAGCCTCACGCCGATCCGCTCAGCATACGCCGTGTCCAACGCCTGCTCGGCGTCGATGAAGTACACTACATAGCCACGGCGCTGTGCCGCAGCTATGAAGTGTAGCGTGAGTGTAGTCTTACCACTCGCCTCAGGACCGAATATCTCGATGATACGGCCCTCGGGAAGACCGCCATTCAGAACCTCATCCACGACAGTGATGTCGCTAGGGATGGGGTCGAACTTGGCGACCTTCTCGTGGAGCGTGTAGATTACACTAGGGTCGTCCAGACGCTTTTTGATATCATCAAAGATCGTCTGGTAGGCGTCGAAGTCAGCCATGCTAGCTCTTAGCCGGATGGCTGTAGACGGTGCCACAGTTGTGGCACTTCAAATCCCGACTGTCTTCCATCGAAAACTGCATGTCCGCATTGCAGTTGCTGCACGGGACAGTCATCGTTGTGGACATGTCGGCATCCGGCTTAGGCGTCGTATCCTGATGCTCCGACTGCGGCTTGATGTTCAGCTTGGCTGGTGCAGCCGCAGGAGCGGGTGCAGGTGCGGGTGCAGGTGCAGGTGCAGGTGCAGGTGCGGGTGCCGCTGGAGGCTCGACAGGCTCAACTGCTGGAGCAGGCTTGCCAAGTACGGCGGCAGCGGCAGCGTCGCGCTCCGATCGAGGCGTCACCCGCGCAATGGTATCGAGAGGATACTGCTCATAGGCAAGTTCCTGCTCTGTCAGTGCGCTTACGTCACCAGTAAACTGAGCGCCATACTTCGTCTTGACACCAGTGCCAGTCTTCTGCAACAGGAGGTCGAACCCGTTAGGATCAGGATCCTGCCCCTGCTGCTGACGCATGCGGACGACATCCCCGATAGCCTTGAACAGCATGCTGCCGATGCTGCTAGACTTCTCGCTCTGGGCAAGAAGCTTAGTCTTGCCGTTCTGCTCGTGCCACGCCTTGCCCGCAGGGGAACGGTCAAGAGCGTTGAAGTAGAACCGCTCCTTTGCGCGGATGTTGCGACCTATGTCCTGCTGTTCCTTGTCGTCCGAGAACGACAACTCGTTAGCAGCAGTGCACAGCGGACAATCGCTGTCAGGCCCCTCGCAGTAGTAGGGCCGGAACGACCCTTCAAGGGAAACGAAGTGCTCCCACACGGAAGCGAAGTCGCCAATAAGACGGATAAGCAACCCGTTCTGGACGACGATGCGGTTGATCTCTCCGAACTCCGCACCACTGTTCGCCGAAACACTGCTATGCCGCTCGGCGAAGCGGCTCATGTTCATTCCACTCATGTTCTTAGCGTCCTTGCTCTACGAGCGTTCTTGCTAACCTTATATACGTGATTGCCCTGTTTTGATACGCTACTCTTGACCACGAATAGCTTGGTTGAGTGCAGCCTTCGCGGCCTTCACCTTCTGGTCTTCCGACAGATTACCTGCGATCGGCACGCCAGCAGCGAAGAACAACTCGCTACGCATGTTCGATGAGATAGTCTGCAAAATACCCGCCTGCTTATCGAGCACCTTGATGAATCCCTTTAGCAGATCGACACGGCTCTTCTGCTTCGCCAACTCGTCCTGCTTCTCAGTCATCTCATCCGCGTAGAGGTCTACGATCCTTGCCTCGACCGTGGTCTGGCCAGGAGCACGGCCCTGACCACCACTCTCCTCGCGGATCAGGCGGTAGGCAGTGTTATATGCTGACTTCTGCCACTGCTCGTAGCCATGCTGCATCACATTCAGACAGTTGGCCTCGACTTCCTGCATGGTGATAGCCCATGCGTAGTGCTGCGCAAAGTTGACAAGCACTTGGTTCAGTCGGTTAGGATCCAACTCCCCATTGTCGTTGCATGGGTTGATGTGAGCGACCAGCTCACTATACTTACCCTTGGCCCACTCGCTGAACGTAACGTCGGGATCGACCTGTATATCAGTCATCTAGTCTCTCGATCGAGCCTAGCGCGTACGCACCCTTTTGCGTCTTGTTGGCTCTACCGACTATAACGGACCCATCCACTATGATCGACCTTTTGGCCGCTAGTTCCTCGGGCCACACCAGCACCTCCATAGTGCCGTCCATGGTCAGCAACGTAAGGAATGCCATGACGTTGCCGGGTCTGGACTCATGGATGTGGTGCCGCACTATTTGACCACCGATCTTACCCTTTTTAGGCTGGCGCACCGACTGCGGCGTGATGCAGTTCTTGAGTATGCTAGCGTAAGGGCCTAACGGATTGTACTTAAGGTAGAACCCCAGCATATCCTGCTCACGAGAAGACAGGTATGCAGGGCTGTGGTCCTCGTCCGACTCTATCAAGGTCTTCGCAATCTTCGGCCTGTCGCCGAAGCAGTCGAGGGCACCAGCATAGCACAGTGCCTCAATGTGCTTAGATCCTGCCTTGGCACGACTGACGAAATCGGCGGCATCTGCGTATGGCTGCCTCTCAACTATCATACCGGCCTTCGAGCCGATATGCTTGACGCAAGCCAGCCCCATCCGAATGGCATCACCTTCGATCGAATAGTTTACGCCGCTCTTATTCACATCAGGCTGTAGCACCTTGATCCCAAGCCTGTCGCACTCCTTGATATAAAGCTCGCGGCTACGTGTTCGCAGTGCGGCGCACATGAACTCCAGCGGGTAGTGTCGCTTGAGGTACATGTCCGCGTATGCGATAGCGCCGTATGAGTGGGCGTGCGACGAGTTGAAGATATACTTCTGACAAGCGAGGATCTGCGACCACAGACGTTCGAACTTGTCCGCTGGCAGGCCGTTGTCTAGGTAGCCCTTCTTGAAGTCGTCATGCACCTCCGTCAAGCCAGCAGCACTCTGCTGGTTACTAGTCTTGGCTATGATCTTGCGGACCTTGTCAGCCTTCGCCATGGTGAACCCTGCGAGGTCCACGCACATACGCATGACCTGCTCCTGATACAGGATAACTCCGAAGGTTGGGCCTAGGATCGGCTTAAGCTCAGGTATCACGTAGTCGATCCTACCCGTATTGCGTGCTCGTATGAAGCCACGCACATCCAGCCCTGGCCGGATAAGAGCGTTGACAGCGCATATCTCCTCGAAGGTGATATCCGGCAGCCCCTTCAAGATGCCGACCGTCTTCCTCTCCTCCATCTGGAAAACGGCGACAGTCTCCCCCTCTGTGAATCCTTGCAGGACATGCTTATCGTCAGTCGGCAAGTCGTAGAAGTCGATGTCCACTCCGTGCCTGCTTTTGATAAGCTCGATCGACTTACCTATGATCGATAGGTTGTCTACAGTCAGGATGTCGAGCTTCACATAGCCCAGGCTGTCCAACTCTTCGCCGTCCCAGCCGGTGGCAAGTCTCCCATCATCCGATTGTGTGGGAGGTTTTTGTAGTGGTATCTCCGACCCTATCGGGGTCCGTGAAAGGATAACTGCACTCGGGTGTGTCGCTACCTGCCTGACATATCCGAGTAGGCGTCGCGCCATCTGGAACATCTCAGGGTACTGCGACTGCGACTTCAGCAGACCGGGCTCGTTCTCGAACGCCTCTTCGAAAGACTTGGCGTTGTCGATCAGCTTGGTGATGATCTTGGCATCTTTATATGTCAGACCAAACCCTTTGGACAACTCATCGATGGCACTACGCGGCTTGTAGAGTGTAGGGACACCCACCTTAGCCACACGGTTGTGGCCATACTTCTCACGGATATAGTCGATCACCGCATCTCTGTCGGAGAAGTCGGTGTCAATATCAGGCAGACTAATTCTCTCGGGGTTCAAGAACCTCTCGAAGATTAGGCCATAGCGCAGCGGGTCGATAGTCGTGATACCCGCTAGGTACACCACCAGTGATCCTGCCGCGCTACCACGGCCAGGGCCGACTATGATGCCATTATCCTTCGCCCACGAAATGTAGTCGGCGATAATCAGGATGACATCCGCGTAGCCACTGGAGTCAAAGACTCCAAGCTCATATTCCAGCCTCTTAAGGTAAGCGAACGGGCTGTCGTATAGAGACTTGCTGGATATGAGCTGTTGCAGGCGATTCCTTGTCACCTGCCGTAGTTGCTCGATGCTATCCACTACCTACTAACTACGTTAACCACACCCTCGTCAATAGACAGGAGCCCAGCATACCGGCCCTGCGTGACTACCTCATGCATAGTGATTAGGTAGCTGATGTCGTCGGTGTTGATGCGCTCGTCTTTGCACACCATGTCCGTTAGCTGCGGTATGGTAGGAGAACTGGTGGCGATCATGTCAAATACACGCCACGACTTAGTCCCCTCTGTGTAGGGGTTGCCAGTTTTCTTGAGCTCATGCACCCATCGCCAAGGGCGCGACTTACGGATGTAAGTAGGTACTTCGGATACCTCTTCGACGATGCGATCATCCTCGTCGAACTCAACTTCACATATGACGCCGCACTTGCTGCAATACGCTTGGCTACCACCACGATACTTGATGGACGCTTTCTCGCCACACTTGACACAGTCGCCGAGCGTGTCGCCTTCCTTGTAGTTTGCGTTAGTCATCGCTGATATAGTTGATTGGCGGCTCAATACGCCCTTTGTCCTGCACTTTGGGCGCCTTCTTTTTCACATCGACTGACAAGAAGTCGGTGCCGCCCTTCCTAACCATACTGGCTAGTAGCTGGTCCTTGCTGGGCTTGCTTTTGAGCATGCGATCCACAACCTTCTTCGGCTGTGGATCGCTATCCTCGAAAAGACCAGTCATCCGGTAATCGGCTGGAGCAAGTGCAGGTAACCCGACTCCTTGATCCACATCATACCGTTATCCTTAACGGTGAAGGAGACGATCTGGTCGCTATCGACCACGTTGATCGCAGCCATGAAGTGGTCGAGCATGTAGGTGTGCTTGCTCAACACACCCTCGCTCCCGGCGTCACCGTCGACCCTAACGTCGATGGTCTCCAGCGCCGCGCCCTTGTTGTTGACACGCATCTGGATGTTAGCCGACTCGCCACCATGCACCTCCATCTCGAAGGTCCGGTCGTTGTTATCCGTGAACGCCTCCATGCGGTCACAGGCTCCAACCAAATCAGGCAAAGAGACGAGCACCTCCATGCCACCCTCTGCACCACCCAAGAACTTCCGGTAGTCAGGGAACGTCGCATCCAGTATACGCACGCTCGCAAGCATGCTGTTCTCCTGGCTGATAATCACCAGAGCCTTACCATTCGCGGAGACACCAATATCGACAGTGCCGACGCACTGGTTGATAATGCTGCCCATCGTCGGCGGGAGAAGGACGGGATCAACTTGCTGGTCCGACGTACGGACGACCGACAATCGCCGGTTATCAGTGGCAGCGAAGCTGCCATCGTAGTTCACGCCCTGGAAGGACAGCTTGCCGATGTCCTTACTAACAGCGATGACTGTCTTAGACCACGCGCTGGCAAGATCGGCAGCGTCGAACTCAGTAGTTTCGTCGCAGCTAAAGTCAGCAGTCGGGAAGTCGCTAACCTCCTGCCACTTCTGAAACTTGTACTTACCGTTAGTCTTGACCTGCACATAGTCGCCCTTGTCGATAAGCTCGACATCATCCGTCGTGCTACAACGGACAATGTTGGCGAACTTCTTGTACTCGATCAGAAGGTCGAACGACTCATCTCCACCAGCTACAAGACCGTGGTCAACGCTCAGGAAAGCGTTGTAGTCAGTCGTGGACATTTGCAGGCGGCGAGTCTCAGCCGAATAGCTGATCTTCACAAAGTCAGCAATCTGCATGACCTTGTTACCTACTGCGTTGCCTAGGATGGACAACGTCTTCAGCAGGTTGACTCGCGACAGCTTCACGCCGTCTCCTTGTAGCCGAGCTTCTTCAAAGCATCGGGGAGACTTCCGACAAACTCGCCCTCCGCAACTTCGACTCCGGCAGCAGCAATGAGCTGATCCCAAGTCAGCGTCAGACCGCTACGGTGACGCTTGATCTTAAGCGTAATACCAGTCTCGGTCAGCGTCACGGTGAGATCCTTGCGTGCGGTCAATTCCCTGGTGAGATCTTTCGTTAACTTCGTTGCCATAGTAGTGCCTTGCTAGTTCGAGATAGCTGTATGGGAGCTTCATGTCTCCCTTGTTTCCTGTGTAATCAAGTAACCAAACGACATCCGCAGCTAAATCAGCGTCTTTAGGTGGAATAAAGTGCGAAAGTGGCTTGGTGCGTAGCTGCATGACTCCATCCTTGAGGCGATTCTTAGAGATACGCTTCATCGTAGCCTTGCAACTAGACCTCCTAGCAACGATAGCACGACGCGCCTTGGCATGCACCCAATACATGAAGGCTGGATAGTACATGTATCCGCCTGCGGACTTGATATACCAACCCTCGTTAGGTATGTCGTGATGGATATCGTGGATGACGTTCAGCGTGTACGCGCTGAATACGTAGTGTGACCACACCAAACCATACGGCAGGTAGTGGTAAGGGATTCGCAAGTACCTCAACCCGCGTACCTTGGTATCTTGACGCCTTCCCGTAGGTCGAAGTCTTCAATCCGATTCACCAAGCAGTCGGCGTTTGTGATCGCTCGCATGTAAGGCTCCTCCTGCCCCCTATACTGCCTTGTGAAGCTATCAATCATCTCCTGCCGCGTCTTGAGGTGCGCAGGCCCTTTCACAGGGTAGCCTGAGCCACTGGACCTGTAGTTCCTGGCCGTGTAGAGCGAGCGATGCAAGTCAGCATCTGACTCGTGGAGGTAGTGGGGCATCCCGGTAGCAACCACATTCTCAGACCAACCATTCGCCTCCGCGTAATCGATGATCGCCTCGTTAAGCTTTCTCTGAGCGTCCGTGGGGGTATCTTGCAGCTCAAGGTATATGTGACCACCATATAGTGGTGTCAACACATCGAACAGTGGCTGCAAATCAGCATCAGTTGAGCTGAATAGCTGCTTGGCAGCCAGCCCTCTTGTGCCACATGTCAACACCGACAGCCCTTCGGTGTATTGCCTGAGTGTCTCCAGGTCCACGCGAGGTACGTAGTAGAAATACATCGCACCGATCGTCGCGATCCTAGTCAGGTTCTGAAACCCGACCAAGTTGTTGGCCAGCAGGCACAGGTTGTGATGGCCCTGCTTCTTTTCGGCCTTGTCGTCAACTAGGTTGACAAGCAAGCCGTAGATAGGCTTGATGTCAGCACTACGGCAGCACTTGTGCAACTGTATCGCTGCACTCATGCTGCCGTAGTCGGTTATGCAAGCGGCAGTCGCGCCACGACGGGCGTATTCTTCGACTAGCTGCGAAGGCTTGATGAGTCCTGTGCCTATGCTGCGATCACTTAGGCAGCATAGGTGGACGAACTCCTCACGCATCCTTGGAGGAATCGGCTTGCTGCTCCTCAGCAGGAACAGGCTTAATCACCAGCGAACCATCATCTTGGATCTCCATGTCGAAGAAGCCGTAGGGTTCAAAGCCAAGATCGTGGAGGTACAGGCCGCTGATGCGGATGGCGGCAATAGCACTACCATCAGTCTGCGACTTGTTCTGCCCCATGCGGAGGCGACGGGTTCGACGAAGACGAGTACGAATCTCAACAGTGTTGTTATCAGTCATAGTAACTAAGTTTGGTTTGTTCTCTGCACGATACGCCCTGCGATTAGCCTTTGCAAGTGCTTCTTGCACTCTAATTTCGACAGTTTGTTGATGTCGAGGTAAATCTCGAACCGATTGATGTTGTCGCTAGGCAGCCAGTACTTGGCTTCAGGGTGCCAATCATCCTTGCTTTCGCTGATTGTGATGATTGAATCGTCATCCCAATCAAACTCGATGTGCAGTGTTTCAGATTGCGACACCGTAGATTATGGCTCGGGGCTGTATCTTTTCATAAATGATATACCGGACCTTGCTAACCTTCATGCCTAGCACACCGGCAACCTTGTCCGCAGGGTAGCCTTGGACCACCATGTCGAACACTTGCTTGTCTACACCCGACAGCTCAGCCCCTATCGAACATATTGCGTCGTTGACGATGGCCTGACTGCACGCTGTAGACTGCTGCTCAAGCTTGCTGCTGACCAGTGTCGCACCACCGTCCTCGTCATCCGACGAGACCATCTGGTCTAAGGATGCCAACGACCCTTTCGGCCTGCGCTTGGCTACGTTGTAAGTGTATTGCTCGTCTATCATCGCGTTCCGCACATACTTGCGCAGCATCGCGACAAACCTCTTCAGGTTATGATTCTCGTCAAGAGTATCATCGTATCGGAAGTTGCAGCACACCTCATGCAACTTCGCTAGTCCTACACTGTAGAGGTCGTCCATATCCTGGAACCTCTTCAAGTATCGATCGTTTGCAAATGAATATACTTGCGATCGAATCAGTCGAGAGAACTGCCTCTCGATCGAGTCGAACTGAGAAACGTCCGCCATACGTCTTAGTTCTAACATGGTCCTCCACCAGCGCCCTCCGCCGGTAGAGTCGACACTACACACCGCATCCACGATTCGCAAGCGAATACTACTTTTTCCTAACTGCGTATACAGGCGTAGGCTTAGGGCGAAGCGTGCTGGCAACATGCTGGCTTTCATAGTCGCAGTATCGCCGACGCCACTGCACACTACTCTGGATTTCAGTCGGTGTACAGTCGCCTGGGTCTTTCCCCTCGGGCACCATGTAAATCCATGCGCCCTTGCCAGTAGCAGGAATCATTCTATCAACTAGATCCCACCCTCGCTTACCGTCCATGTCGGGCATGATCCCGTGTGTCTCGAACGGACGTAGCAACTCTAGCTGGCGCTTGCTAATCATATTCGTGAAGCAAGCCATCGCATCCCTACCCGTCAAGGACCAGACCTTGATGGCGTCGAGTATCGACTCGACCATGATGTATTCGCCAGACTCAACACTGTGGTCGTAGTTGAATAATATCTCGCCCTGTGGCGAACCTTTAGGGTATCGCTTAGCACCACCAGTCTCAGGCTGGGCTGTGAAGACACTACGCACTTGCCCTTTGAAATAGACGGGGATCGTAACCATGTCCCCAAACTGGCTTGATGTGCTCATGCCTATCTGGAACTTTTCGATAGCCTCGTCGCTGATGTGCCTTTCCTCCTGTAACCATCTGCGAGCCGAGCCACTTAGCAATCGGTAATCAGAGGGGAGTTGCATGACGGGCAACTCCCTCGAATCAGCACGCTCAGGCTTGTTGAGTCGCAGCCTTAGCTTTAGCGCATCCAAGCCTGCCACCTTCGCGGAGCCGAACTCGCCTTCTAAGTACTCGACGGTCTGCCAGAAGTCCCAGCCGCGCATAGCGCGTACGAACTGGATTAGGTTGCCCTTGAAGTCACATGCCCAGCAGTTGAATACGCCCTTGTGGCTACCGTCCTCAGCTATGCTGCATCGTTTTTTGTGGGGATCATCAGGATGGTTGACCGTTGGGCAGGCGAAGTAGAGTTCGTTGCTGCTACCGGACTTTCTGCGCTCCCAATCTATGCCAAGCTGGTGAAGGACCACACCGATATCGGTGTTGGCTACCAGCATATTCACATCAATCATTGTCTCGCACCATGTCGTGCGGTCGCTTGTCCGTTCCCATGATAGTCGAACGGTCGGCAAACATCTCGAAGTAGACCTTCATGTTCGCCTCGCCATCACGTTGCTTGGCGATATCGACCTCCAAGATATCGTCCTCTAGCTCAGGCAAGTAGTACTTGTTTCTGTGCAAGAGCAAGACGAGGTCCGCCTCTTCAGCGTAGGCGTTGGCGTTCTTGATGTCGACGAGAGTCGGACGCTTGATCGATCCACCCCTACCACGACCGAAGCCCTGCCTGCCAACCTGCACAACACACACGAAGTGCATGTCGAGCGACTTAGCCAGCACACGCACACGTTTCATCTCGCGCTGGATACGTGCTGCTAGGTTCTCTCCTGTATCGACATCCTCCAACTTACCGAACAAGTCGATAAACACGACCTTCGGATCGTAGCCACGGCGCTGCGCAGCCTGGATCTGATAGAGCATACTATCCATCGAGATGCTCGCTTGGTCGTTTATCAACAAGGGCAGCTTGCCAATGTCTTCGACCGCATTCATGATGGACCTACGCTCCTCCTCGGTTAGCTCGGCAGACTCCTTCTTCAACCTACCTAGTGGGATCTGCGTGAGGGTGGACACCATCTTGTCCATGAGAGAAACCGCTGTCGATTCCATACTGAACATGGCAACACCCACACCTTGTACCGCTATCCGGTGCGCCATGTTGATAGCGACCGTCGACTTGGCCATGCCTGTAAAGCCAGCCATGACAGTCACCAACTTCGGTGCGTAGCCTTGCGCTAGGTGATCATCCAGATCACCAAGACCTGTGGTGTGGAACGACTGGTCTTGCCTCTCTTCCAGTGATAGTAGGTAGTCGTCTCCTAGTTGGTGTGCGTCCTTGAAGTTGAACCCACTGGTGTTGGCGCTTTCGATGTCCTCCTGTATCGACGCTACGATATCTTTGACATCCTGCGCGCTAGTCTTCGGGTCGTTGCAGACCTGAAGAAGACGCTGCAAACGGTCGCCCCCGATCTTAGACTTAGCAGAATACAGCTTGAAGTGCTGTATGAAGGACTGGTAGTTATCGGTGGGGTCTATGAACGCAACCTGCAAGTTGCGAATGTACTCAGCACCACCGTAGTCCTTGTCGTCACCTGGGTATTGTGAGACTACGAGTTGGAAGCTGTCCTCGTCGGGCCTGCTAATCCCGATAGCAGCCATCCGCTTCAAGCAGAATGCCAGCACCTTATGGTTCGGTGCTGTGAACTGTTCCCACTCTACTTCGCTTACAAAAAGCTGGAAGCAAGCGGTGTCGTTGAGCGCATGCCCAAGGACTGTCTGCTCAAGTACAACTCCGTCAGCCAATGATTACTCGTTGATTATCTTGCGACGAACGTCGATCTCGCCACTGGACCTGTAGTCGGAGCCTATGAAGACAAGTTCCGCACAGTGTTCTTTCAGCATTGAGTAGATGTGAGGCCCGAAGTCCTCTCTAGCGTCTACTGTCGTCCTGTTACTCGTGAACACACAAGGCAAGTTCGCCTGCAATCTTTCACGAAGCATGTTGTCGAACAACGATGTCTCAATCCCTGTCTTGGTCCGATATACCTTGTCGAGATCGTCTAGTATGAGCAAGTCAGCCTCTCGAATGCTTGCTACATTCTCCTTAGTGCCTTCGTCGAACCAGCCGTTGATCTGCATCCTAACGATCTCGGCCATCGTGTAGTACCTAACTCTAAACCCTGCGTTGATAGCACTGTTGGCGATACAGCATGCAAGGTAAGTCTTGCCTACACCATTAGGGCCAGTCAGATAGAGCCCGTACCCCTGCTCTATGACACGCTTGATGTCCTGGCTATACTTGTCGACTACGTGATAACTCGCATGGTTTAGGGACTGTTCCTTGGTGTCACGACCAGGGTTATGCCATCCCTGCATCTTTGCATCCGAGTATCTTTCGGGAACATTCGACTGCAACCTGAGATTATTCAGCTTGGTCTTGTGGTCGCGCATCCTGCGGCAGATGCAGCTACTACTTCTGATAGATGAACCCTTCACCTTCAGTATAGTGCCTGTGTTGCCGCAGTTACCACACGCCCAATCCTTGGTTGCACAGTAGTGCGCAACAAGTACCTTCATGATGTAAGCAGGGTGCTGCTCACCAAAGAGTCGAAGGACTAGACTCCTAGCTTCCTGTATCGCCCTCGGCATACTTACTCCAGTAGTCGTCATCGTGTGACTCGACGACACGTTTCATCGTCGTGGAGTTCTTGGCACCGCCACCTACTATCCTTACCAGGGCAGTAATGAATGATTGCCGTAAACGCCTTGTGTTGCTGAAGTCAGCATCTGCTAAAACCTTGTCTTTGAACCAGGTCAGCGCGGGTAGCCAAGACTGTGCATCGATCTTCTCGACGCCCTTTTCACGGACACCTAGCACAACCTCAAGTTTGTAGGCAATCGTTGTAGCCTCAATCTTGAACATGATGTCGTCGTAGATTGGCTTTACCGACTGTGGTAGAGAAGATTCGAAGCCTTCAATCGTCTTGGCATCATCCAGGTGGCCCTTGGCAACACGCATACTCTTCAAGTTTGCAGCTACTTTGCCAGCCTCAGACCTAGTGATATTCACATTGTCGATTGCACTCTGGAGAATCTTGTTGCCAACGCCTCCTTCGACTGAACCGCAATAACTGACTGTGTCACCTTTCTTGAAGAACACATCTACGTTGCCATCTTCAGGAATAGGTATGATGAAGTTCTTGCCTCCTTTCCTGAGAAGGATCAACTTTTCCTTCTTCGACTTGTCCTTCAAGACTTTGTTGATGGCAAGGGCCTCCTCCTTGTCCTTCGCCTCAACATACAGGTTGCCTAGCTTGTAGGTGGGCATGGCACCCTGTATACGGGGATTCGCACGCCTAGAAAGACATCACTTACACGGTTGCAAAAAACTCGATTTTTGTCTGTTGAAGCAACCCTGACCCCCCTTACAAACCCCCCATGGGGGTTGGGTTGTTGTCCCTGCGTCCCTCGCGAACTCACTCGCTTCGCTCGTTCGCTCACTCGCGACTTGGGACAGGCTCGCTTCGCTCGCCATTCAAAAAGACAACTACTATCAAGTAGTTACACAGTACAAAAGCCCACCGTTATGGGCTGAGCTTCAGACATTCGGGAGTCATACGTGTGACTCTCAGTGTGCCTTGGGTAGCAGGTTGCATCTCAAATCAAAAGGAGAATGCAGCGGAAAAAAGCTGCTACTCAGGGCACGCACTTACACGAAGTTGAAGCCCCACCGCTTGTACATCGAGCGGCGTTGCTTGGCCATGCGCGCCAAAGAGGGCACACGGACATCGATGTAGTCGAAGACTATACTCCGCTTGTTCGGCATGGGTCGCCTAATACGTCCGATGCGCTGTTGCGTCTTTGCCTTGTTGGCGGTCGGCGACACCAAATGAATCGACGAGAGGTTAGGGATGTCAAGCCCTTCGTCGGCCACCTTTGTCGCGATAATAGCATCGACCAGACCATCCTTGGCATGGTTCACAATGCTCTCCCGTTGCTTACGGTTCACATCCCCAACTAGCAACTGTGCGTTCATCCCATGTTGCTTCAGCATCTGCTGTAGCTGGCGACAGTGTCCGACACGATCAGATAAGACGAGGGGAAACTGGCCGTCCTGCCAGTCCTCCACCACTTTACTGACGATTAGCCGGTTACGGTCACCATCCTTGACTAGCTCAGCCAGCAGCTTCGTCCATTCGTCCGCACCGAACCTAGTGTAGAAACTGGTGTTGATGTCGACGACATCGCATAGCTGTGATCGTCCTTCGGCCACCAAGTCTGAGTCGGTGATCTCCGCCCTTACCGGACCTATCACACGATACATCAGTTCTTCGAGACCGTCCTTCCTCTCCGGTGTAGCCGTAAGTCCGAAGCGATACTTCGAAGGCGACATGTTCATCACACCCATGAAAGTATCCGCAGGGCAGTGGTGAGCTTCGTCTAGGATTACGCAGCCGAACTTTGAAAGCAGTTCGCGCAACTCCTGCGGGTTGGCCCGGATCAGCGTCTGTATCGTGGCCACAGTTACGCTCTGTAGGTCTTTGTTGCCTCCTCCCCACTGCCCTGGGCTAAAAGGCAATTGCGCCTTAGAGGCCAACTCGGAGCGCCACTGCGTAAGCAGATCGTTGGTGTGGACCAGGATGAGTGTCGGCTGCTTAAGGGTAGTCAAGATACCGATACCAGTTACCGTCTTGCCACCACCACAGGGTGCAATCAGCACACCCGATCCTTTCATCACCATCGCGCCTAAGCCGCGACGCTGGTAGTCCTTCAACGTGATGTCGTCGGACAGGTTGATATCGGAAATGCGCTCGAAAGCAATCGTTGCATCGCGCCAATCAACCTCGCACTCATGCGCTACAGCTAGCTCGGCAAGCCTGTCCTTGAACCCTCTCGGCACATACAGAGTGTTACCAGCCTCATCGAATGATGTGATCGTCGCCGGAGGCAGCTTCAGGTATTGATACTTCTGTGGCTGCCTGTATTGCAGCATCTTCATCTGGTGGTAAGCAGGATTTTCGACGGTTAGTTCGTCGCGTATCTCATCCACCAGGAGGGGAGGGACCGTGTCTTTCTTGAGACGGATTACGTTGTCGACAACAGCAAGCATATCATCAAATAAAAAAGGCTGACTCCGACCAGGACCAGTGGTCGAGAGCCAGCCTTACACCGTGGTGTAACGGAAAGTCTAGTCTTCGTCGGCGCCTGGACCGGGAGGATTGTCGTCTACAGTGATACTAGCAGGTTGGCGTCGCCGTGCAAGGCTCGGATCAACTTTATTCTCCTCGACCTTGGCTGGTTCAGGTGCAGGAGGCGGTACAGAAGCAAGCTGAGTAGGAGGATCACCGCCCTCCTTGACTCTCTTTTGGATGGAAGCTACACGCTCCTTCCAAGACGGGTCATTATCCAGATCATCTTGTAACGCCCTGCCAGTCTCTTCTTGATATAGCTCAGACAGAACGGACAGCTTGCCTACAGTGTTGGAATACGCGATCTCGCTAGCTTGCAGTTCTTCGCGAAGCTTTGTCATCTTGTGAATGACCTCAAGCTGATTTTGTATCGCGTTCTGAATGCGAATTTCAAGTTTGCTCATGCTTGTGATATAATACCTTTATTGCTGCTAATTCAACAACCGTATTTAGGAGGGTTGGTTAACAAACCAGCCGAGAGCCTCTGCCTCAGACTGTGTCAGTTGAGTCACATCGCTCGGCAGCAGGTTTCCGAACGTGACGCTCGTGCTCGTGGCGATGTAGTAGGTCAGTTGGCTACGCTCCTCCTCGCTCAATTGCGGGAACAGAGCCACGAGCGCCGTCACATCACGTTCCGGGTGCACAAGGATCTCGTGGTCGTGATCTCCGACCAGCGCCCACTCGTCCGGGTCGCTGTCGTTCTGCCGCACTTCCAAGAGAAACGACGCAGCCCCCTCCACTTGAAGGTGGCGCGGCAGGGTCAGGTTGAAAAGCTCGCGGCTGATCGCCCGCCCGCGCTCCTCGCTAGTGAGGCCGAGCCGAGGCACGACCGGCAGGTATATCGTGTGGCTCATTAGTAGACTGAGAAGTAGGTATTGATGTTCGACTCGATGGCGGTGCGCTTAGACAACTGGTCGCTCTGCCAAATGATGAGTTCTTGGCAGTTCATATTTGCCTCAATCCCCCCCGAGCCATAAATACTAGCTCCGATTCTGACGTTATAGACAGTGCTGTTCAGTGAGCTTGCAGTAAACGCGCTGCCAAGCGTCGAGCCATTTTTGTAGTATTGGGCTGATGAGCCGCTTGAGTAGAATCCTAGTAGGTTTTGATTTGTGTCAGCCGTAACGCTTTGACTCGATCCCGCGTAATACAAGTTCCAAGCATTAGTAGAGTTGTTATACATGAAGTAAAGCTGTGCATTAACCCCCTCCGATACCACAACGCTCATACCAGCATTCCCGGCCACACTGTCAAACTTTTGGACCGAAGCACATGCGATATGTGTAGTGTTTACAGTTAGAGCGGAGTCTAGGAAGTCGTTGCTGCCATCAAAATCTATAGTCGGCTTGCCGTTCTGAGTAATAACTGACGACCCGTTGTAAATCTGCGGCTGCTGTGTTGGGGTGCTTTGCGTTGCGTTGTTTCCGCTGCCGCTCTGGTCAAACCACGTATGAACGGTTCCGTTCGTCGGGGTGCCACTGGTATCTGCATCGCAGAACGTCTTGATCGCCGCCGTGTCTAGGTCGCCGTTCGAGTCGAACCCGATGTCCTGCGTCTGTCCGTCACCTCGCCGCACCTTCATGCAGTTGCCGGTATACCACTGCGACAGTTTGCGGACGGAGTAGGCCGCTGACGCGCCGTTGTAGGTGTCGAGGAGCAGTGCCGTCGTCGGCTGGTAGTAGGTGTCGATCGCCTGCTCGATGGCCAACTGATCGGTCCCCTTGTCGTCGTAGTATATGACATACTCCTGCACCTGTAGACTGCCCGCGAACGGGTAGTTGTAGTTTAGATGCCAACGTCGCGCCGACAGATCCGTGCTCGTCCACTCCGTAGTGACAACCGCCTGCGGGTCGATGGCCGCGTATAGGGTCGCTTGTGTCGGGCTGATCTGCTCCGACTGGTTGACGAAGTGCGTGCAGCTTATGTCTGCGTCCGGTGACCCTGTCCCCGTCGTCGTGCAGAACCCGAAGCGAGTCCCGCCGCCGGTCGAGGTTCCGATCAT